TTCTCTTCACCCCAAGTCCGTAAAGGACCTGGCGAAATAGTACCATCTACTGACCATCTGTTTTCTTGTTGAAAGAAATTAGATGATTTATTACCTGTATTGTTTCTCTTAATATATTTCTGTGAACCTTTGTAAGTTAATGGCCACTCATATCCATTTTCAGCTCTAGCAAACCATTCACCTTCTTGTAGTAAATCATGAACCCAAGTGCCTTTTAGCTTATTAAAGTCCTTTCTACATTCATTTTGACTTATCTCTTGGTATGGTGGTGGATAAGTCATGGCAACTGTTGCCAGAGATTCTTTTACATCATCTTTCTCGAATGTATCTTTGATGTATGACCATTCTTTTTCGTTGATGTGAAGATATGGAACTTGATATAGAAACTTATTAAAGTAAGGTAGGTACATTATATAGTTATGCCATTTCTTTCTATCCAACCGTCCATAGTATCTTTTTGTTTTTCTGAATACTCTGTATTAGCATGCCATTTCCAAAAGTTCTTACTTAGGTTAAACCAACCTTGTCTATAGACTTTCGGATCTCTTTGAGCTTTCAACTTCACTTCATTATACATCATAGAAGATATCTGACGATAATAATTGTGGTCTTTTTCAACTTTATCTTTCTCATCAAGTTCTAGTTTTGTTTGTTCTATCTCATCATCAATTTCTTTTGAATCTAATATTTTATCAACTGGCGTTTGAACAATTTCTTTTTGAACTTCCACTAAACGAGGTGGGAGTGGAGATTTTAAAATTTGAATCTCCTCTTTTAACTTATCTATTTGTTTTAAAGCATTTTTGTATTGTGTGTTTTTAGCATTATATTTTGCTTGATAATCGGTACTCATTTTACTCCCCAAATAACTCCTTGAATGCCTGGTTGGCAGCATTTGATTGTTTAGTCTTGACTTTGACTTCTTCTTTCGTTACTTCTTTGATAGCATAATCACCACGTTTCCAAAAGTCATTTTCTATCTTACTGGCCATCATATCAGCCTGATGTAATATGTAGGCAATATTAGATTTAAGTTGTCTTTCTTTTTGATAAGCAACATAATAACTTTTATTAGCTTCTTCGTACATACCATCTGTCAATCTTAAACCAAGATATTCATTTTCTGTCATGACGACTCCAAAGTGTTGTAGTATCCAACAAGCTCTATCCGTAACCGTCATGAATTGTAGATTACCATTATGTTTGTATATCAGACCTTGATTCTTTCTATGCCAATCCGAATCATTTGGTGTATAGTAATCCTCGGCTAAATCACCAACCTTACCCAAGTCATGATGTAGAGCAGAGAATATCAATTCCTCTTTGGTAAAGTTATCAACTATAGCTCCATTTCTATCCCAAAGTTCATATATCTGCTGTGCTAAATCGGTGATATGTAAAACGTGTTCCACGTAACCACCGGCATGAGCATTATGGAAGTGTTCCTTACCACTAGCTGGTGCCATACACATTCTTTCGTCAAAGTAATGATACATATTGAGAAGTTTTTCTCTCCGCTCACTTCCTTCTTCAAATGTATCTTTTACAATTTGAATTAATTTTTCCCAATTCTCTTGTATTTGTTCTGGTGTTAGTTCTTTCATGTAGTAACCTCTTTAAATTGTTCTATTCCAATATTGTTGCTAATTCCATTTTCAATTATTGCTTTTTCTATTATGTCAAATCTCAAGTTATAAGCACCATTGGTAGATACAAAAGAAACATCAGACCAATTGGTTTTTTTTATAATGGAATTTATATGATTTTTATTAGACAAAACAACAATGCCATATCCTCTTCTTTGTGGTAATTTTTCAAAATCATAATATATTTTCATCTTATCTTTTCCAAAACAAGTTGAAGGCAAATAATAATCACAAGTATTTAAATGTTTTTTATTTCTTGTACTGCCTGGAGTTCCCCCATCAGATAATGAATATATTTTAATAACTCCATTTAAAACTGGTTTTGATTCTTGTATTTTATGTAGTTTAGACCATATTTGAAATATTACATTAACTTTAACTTGCTTACCATCTGGATAATAAAAATCAGAACTCACAATTTCACTATGAATCAAATTCAATCCTTCGACTCTATTCTTACAACTACCTTTACCATCGCTATCAAATAATTGTGGTAATATAAAACACACAAAGTCTGAAAATTTAGCAGCATGGTTAATAAACTTGAGTGCTAAATGACCTCTCAATCCAAATGGGGGATTTCCAATACATATATTATCAGAAGTTTTAGGCTTCCATGACAAAAAATTGGATTTTTCTATTCCATCAGATTTCGGTTCTATATCAATACCAGTTCTTTTATTTGATGGAAGTAAATTATAAAAACTACCATCACCAGCAGAGGGTTCAATAAAATGATAATTTGAAATATCAACATTCCATTTTTTCAAAATTTCATATGTTTTGTCAATACAATATTGAGATGATTCTTTTGAAGTAAAAAATTGATCTTTTTCTTTTTCAGAATGTTCTGTATAATCTATTTCAATACCATCCATTCTACATAGATCAAAATAATAATATGAAGGAACAGATTTAAGTTCAATCCATCTTTTTATTGTACCTCTATTTACAGCCAAATGGGATGAAAGTTCATCTATCGTATATTTTTCATTTAAAGATTGAAAAAATTTAAATATATTATTTTTCATGAAAAATGTCTAACCAAAAATTTTGAAAATTCAATATCTTTAGGATTTTCAGAATCATGGAAATATGTCAATCCTGCTGCAATTCCTTTTCTCAAAGTAGTATTTGACATATCGAATTTCCAACCCCCTTTACATGGAGTAGATTTCTTTTCAAAAATAGAATGTCTCGTTCCATATACCATTTCAGTATTTTTAATTATAGTAATATAAAATCCAGAATATACAAGATCAAATAAAACTAATTTATCATAAACTTCAACTTCTTTAATAACATCATGTTGCCAAGAATTGGTTTTAGTTCCCTTCATTGCGGTTTTCATTTCTGTTCGCAATGAATTTGCTTTCATATCATAAGTACCATCTTCTGGTTTAATATTCTTATCACCATCCCATACTACTGAATAGTCAGTATATTCTTGTAATATCCTGTGAAAATGATATTCTCCCCAGCGACCTCTTTCATCACTTGATAAAGGAAGAAGAAATTCAAATTCAGAACCTTTCCAGATATTTTTTCTGTTTAAGAGTGATACTTTGCGCGATTCATTTAAAATCTTATCATTAATATTCATATTATTTCCTTTTGTTTTCTTTATTTAACAAAACTAATTTTTTTCCCCATCTCTTATACCTAAATATAACACTAAAAGCCTATATAAGTCAAGCATTATTTGCAATATTCTTTAAATTTTCTGTTCTTTTATGTGCTATATTGAAAATCTCTTCATCCTTCTCTGAACCATAGTAATTTCTACCTATATTATAACTAGCTATAATAGTTCGGGCTTTAAATCTTCTAAGGCTTGTAACTATCGTAACTACATTATTGGTAGGATTAAGTTTACTATATACTTTCTTTTGCCAATCTAAGTATTCGTTGTCGTCTTTTATTGGCGTTAGATTTAACTCATCATAATCAGGTGGTGAAAAACAAGTGTAATCATATTTTATATCACGTTTCGTTAAAGTATCTAAACAATCCTCGTGGAATATTTCATTCAAAGCTTTCTCACTTTGTTCTTATCTAACTTTAACCTATGTGTATACGTACCTTCTTTCTGAATGACCGTGTAGAAATCACCATCTATACTTTCTACCATATATCGCTCAGTAAGACCTACTGTTTTGACAGTAACCCAATCTCCGACTTTTGCTTTTTTCTCTGATTCTCGGCTTTCAAGCCACTTTTGTTCTTCACTCATTATTAACCCTTATAAAAAATAAATATTGGTTCATACTTTGATACGCTACCATCAACTTTTACTGAATTCTTCACGTTAGATTGATCAACTCCTATCATTGATGACATCAACATCTTTAACTTACCTTTATATTCACCACCAAGTGATTTTACTATCTCAATACTATCTTCTTCTAACGGGTGGTATCTATCTTTTCCTATCTTTATTGAAGCTATATTCCATAGTAAATACCTATCTGATTTTAGACTCTCGTAAGCATTTGTTAATGTTGGTTTTAAGAAGTTATCTCTCCAATCATGATACATCGGATAAGCCTTAAATGATTGTTCTTCATCTTCACTATATTGTTCCCTATCAAAATAAGGTGGTGAAGTAAATACCATATCTAACTTACCTTTATATTGTTGAAAGTCTGGATGTTCACCAATATGTTCTGAACCTTCTTGGAAAACATGATAAGTATTTCTCTTTTCTTCCCAAAATGGATTAGTCTCTAAGGCTTCATTGTTAAAGAAGTCAGCCACATACTCGTATCTTGACTTACCTAACTCATCTATGTAGTTATCTGTATTCGGGTCCGTGCCGATGTAATGAATGTCCTTCTTGGATGACATAGCACCTAATATTCTACCACCCCAACCGGAAGATGGATCGTAAATGTTTAATGGAGTGTCTTGTTTAATATGGTCTGTATATTTCTCATACAATAACCTAGCCGTAAGTGGTGGGAAATTAACTGCTGGTTGTGAGTTCAAACTCAATCTGAATATCTGAAAAGCCGATGGGTATAATTTCTTTTCAATATGATAATATCTAATCATGAATACATTTGTTTTGACATTACCACCTTTAGTCATAACAGTATCAGTTAAATCATCAAGACTTATTTTCTTCTTCAGCGTTGGACACCATATATTAGTTAGCATCTCATCACTAATCAAACCATTTTTATGAGCCAATCTAATATCTTCAGCTTTAATAGTTACATATTGTTTAAGGTATTTCTCTTGATGTGATTTTGATATCCAGATTCTAAACTTACTGAACTTTAACTTATTGTCGTTATAATATTTTAACCAATCTGTTGCACTCTCCCCGTCCCAATATATCTTTTTCCCTTGTTCGTTTTCTTTCCTATCCAACGAAAGAGATTTACTGAAGCTATACATTGAATCTCTACGAACACCTCTTCGCATAGCTTTATAGAATAAATCCTTATTGACATCCTCTTTGATTCTATCATAGATTGAATTAAGACCAACATCCCCAACATCACCAATGCGAGTTTTCAACATAGTTGGGAAGAATTGATTGACGCCATTAGCAAACTTGTTAAAGTTCTTAATCACATTAGCATTGCCATCATCGTCTTTTTCAATGAAACCATGAATGTCATACTCACGTAGTTTTCTGAAACCATTCGTTATATCAGCAATAGATTGCCCAACCATAGGTGGGATACCACGTTCATCCCACTCTTCAATTATATATTGCCTTACTTCTTCAATCCAATCGTCTAGCTCTTTATCGGATTTACAGAATAACTCATGGTAAGTTATATTAATTTTGGATTCAAGAATACTACTTCTCTCGTAGTAATATTTACTCACCCACAACCTCTTTTATTTTACCAAGATGACCACCAACATACTGTACATATAGTTCAGCATCTGCTAAATTCTTAGCAAGAAACGAGTAACCTTCATCGGTTGTCCATTTCTTGTAGTGGTCGAATTGACCAACTTTTGTTTTACTCATATAACCTCTATTTTATGATTGATATAATATACGAATACTTTTTGATAAAGTCAAGTTATTTTTGAAAGTATTTTACTTTAACAATGTTATTGTCGTGGTTCTTCTATTATTCACTACCGTGTAAACACCACTTGACAATCCGCTAGTATCCCAAGTACATAATCTCCCTCAGTATAAGTTTGGCCGTTCAGTTGAGTACCACATAATGCTACTGCGATTATTATCCAAACCACAACAGACCACCATTTTGGTAAGTACTGTTTCATGTTATAAACCCGCCTCTTCAACATATTCAAGCAAGTTGTCTGCGTATCCTGTAATACTGTGATCTGATAGACCATCAAAATAATCCTTACTCTTGAAACTATCTAATCTACCTTTCAATCTATCCAAAGTCCGTTTCCATACATTCGTACCTAGTTCAACTACACCATCGGAATTGATATATCTTAATTCCCCGTGGTGTCTATATCCCCAATGGTAGAAAGGCATCTTAGTTACGTCATCAGAATTATTAACAAACCGATAGTGTGGTATATCTAAACTATCTCTAAATTTATCATTACCTACTCTTGGTGAACCATACGTGTATAGTCCATCAATTTTAAAACTTGAATTATAAAATCTAGCGGCAACTATAGTAGCCATAGATGCTCCAAGTGAATGGCCAGTAATAACTAACTTCCTACCTTTAAGTTGTTTTATAACATAGTCTCGTATATGTACCCAAAGCTTATCAACTTCTTTCTCAAACCCCTTATGTACTTTACCATAAAAATACTTCGCATTAACAGAATCAACATTTAAATCAGCCTTAATATCAGACCACGACTTAACTTCCGTACCCCTGAATGCTAATACGAGCCATTCTTTATTATATGCAGCATGAGCTTGTGCCCCATTCTTATCAAAGTACTTATGTCCATTAAACCCTAACCCCTTAAACAAAGGTTTAGCTTCCTTACCGTTTAAATAGGCCGTCTCTGAACACTTTGCCATCATCCACCCAAAAGATTCTTTATTCATTTTACTTCTCCCAATGTAGTTTACTCCAAATTTCAGTTGTCTTTGGATAAATATTAATCATTAACCGCTTCATCACTTTAGCGTATTGCTGTATTTCCCATTGTGATGTTGTTTCATCTCGTAACTCTATGAAATTTACAATTGCTTGAAATGATGCTGTCCAATATACTTCTGTGTATTGACTTAATGGTAAAACTATTCTTGCCTGTTCCTTAGCCACTCCAGCATCAATCATCTTATCATAAGTATGTTCTACACTTTTCATATAATCACTATAACACAAATCCATTCTTTTCTGTTGTAATGGATTTAGTGCACCTTCACTTGCCTGTTTATTATCTTCTGATTGTTTTCTCCATATTTCAGGATAGTAATAATCTTCTACTGGCACATACCTACCTGATATTTCATTCCAAGCGTGGTCTTTAGTTGAACTATTGGATGTCGTTTCAATCCCAACTACGTGTTTATACATTTGACGCATTACAAACTCTGGTGCCTTTATATGGAACTGAACCTGTAGATGTCTGAATGGACTAAAGTGTTTATGTTTAGCCAAATAACGAACTAACCTTTCATCCGACTTATCATATACTTCTTTTCGTTTACCGAATGATACTCTTGCGGCATTAACAACCGTTAAATCATTTCCTAATGAATCTACGACTTCTATAAAACCTTTATCTAAAACTTGTTTTTTCAATCTTCTTTCTCCACATCCTCTTATTATTAATTATTCGTTTTCCAACAACTTCATTATTTCATTCATCCAACCATCTTGTGTCTTGGATTTTAAATCCATAGCCCACCAACCCATTCCATTGCCGGGTGGATGTACTTCTTCACCAACTTCTTCAAACATAAATGGTCTACCATTTACAAATGAAGTATAAATTTTACTTGATTTACCTGGGTGACCACCGGCAAAATAGTTTTTACCATTCATACCTAACCAATTATTTTTACAACTATTAGTTCCAAGTAAATATGCTTTAGCCTCTTTATTAACTGAACCTTTAGGCACTATTAATACTGAATCTTGTTCGAATATCTTTCCGAGTTTCTTTAAATCATTTAATAAATTACCGTTATCATCTTTATCCACAATGAAGAATGAAAGTTCCTTTGAAGACTTACCGCCTTCTGGATACTTACCAATAAGTTTAGTTACACCATACCCCATACTTAATAAGTTACCAAGTAATTTCTGATTGCGAGCCTTATTAATCTTGTTTGTATATTTTTCACCTTCACCACAATCTGCGGCATTTCTAAAAGCCGTCATGGCTCCACAATCATGCTTCTCGTTATGTGACCATATTCTGGATAAACTTGATTCATTTATTACATTTTCCACTACTTGTTCTCCCAGCATATCAAGACTATAACTATGTCCAATTATTTTATTTTTAGAAGTAGAGATAAAGTTTATTCTGAATTGAACTTTCTTTCCGTTGGTTTCATACTTTACCCAATTAATAAGAGCCTTCTTTTCTCGTGTTCCCCACTTCCAAGTTTCGGCAACCCAAGCACCTTCTCGTGGTCTGAACCTTGTTCGTATCCAACCCCTCTTTACAATGTCGGTCATAATCTCTATACGAGCTTTACCTTCTTGATTTGGAAACTTCTCATCATACTTGTCATAAAGTTTCTTCATCTTATCTACTGAAGTTTTGAATAGACTTGGTTTCTCACTCACAAAAATAATATGAGTATCTTTAACATCATAGACTTTACCACTTGGATTTACCCAATGGGCTTTAGTACTTCCACCACGAGTGGCATCTTTGAAATCACTCCAACCTTCTTCGATATCTGCTATGTTTTTGAATTTACTTTCCATTTGCTTCTTCTTCTGCGGGTTTATCAACTAAATCTTCTTTCTTAGCAGCTTTCTCTTTTGCTATCTCAGCTTTAAAGTCTTTCTTCTTACCACCTGTATATTCGTAAGCATGACCTTCTTCAATTAAGATGTCGTTAATACTAACTAATCCATCTGAACTTCTATCTATAGCTTCTGATATTTCATGACCTACTACATCTGCAGATACAAAGATTTCTCCTAATACTCTACCGAATTTACCTGTACCGTGAGATACAATCTTAAATACACCAGCCTCTAATAATTCTTTGTTCCGAGCTTTAGCCAATAGACCTTTTGCCTTTTCATCTAAATCTCTTGTTCTACTTTCCCAAGTATCGATACCCATGTATCTAATTCTTTTTTTGATTTTCAAATCGAAACCCAAATCGATATAACAATCTATTGTATCTCCATCTAAAACTTTTACGAGTGTGCCATTATATTCAAATGACGCTGGTTTTTTAGCCATTAGTTATCTCCAAAGACTTTTATCGTCCTTTAATTTACTTATATATTTCAATAAACGACCACACGTTTTACAAGAAACTGGAGTTATCGATTCCGTATTGGAATAATCTCTCAAATTTCTTTCAATGTAATCTTGAATTGATTCCCAATCTTCTTTTCTATTGACATTTAAAACCTTATGATCAACAGATTGATTACAACAAGGTGTTAATTCTGCTTCATTTTTCTTTTTAGGTCTGTCTTTGTACTTAAAGTAATCCCTATCTAATGGCGTGTTGAAGACAGATTTAGATTTTGTCATTCGTAGCCCTTTCCTTTAATTTGTTAGCTTTCTTTAATGCTGCTTTTTTCTTCTTATGTATATCTATAAGTATCTGGTCTGATGTTCTCCGTTTGGTTTTCTTCTTAGGTTTAACCTTAGTGGATTTAAGAGTACCAAATAACTTTGGTTGTTCCTTACCTTTATGAAACACATTACCATCTTTATCTACGAACTCTTTCATAAAGTGCCATCCAGCTGGCCGACCCGTTGGTTTATTTTTGGTTTTTTCTTCGTGTAATTCAGGAAACATTGACATTATGTTCCTATTGACTTCATTTGAGCATTTTACCTCAATCGCTTCATCTCCGACTGAAATATATTTTCCACATTGGCACATCATATACCGGACTCCCTTTTCTTTGTATGTTGGTTGTATTTGTTTCTTATTCATGACTGTAATATAGTTAATAATAACTATACAAGTCAAGCACTAAATGTCATTAAATTTTACGTCTATTATTTTCATACAGATAAAGAATTCATTTTGATTTTTCAGAATTGTGTCAGCCAATCTCCAATGTGATTTCAACTCTTCAGTTGAATATTGGGAATCAGCCGACACTTTTCCAAGAACTATATAACTCTCATCATTTACATTGATGATTTTATTATTCATGAATTATTATCCGATATTTACTTTTGTAACTTTTGGTAATTCAGGTTCTTTTTTAGGAATTGATATTGATAACATACCATCTTTAAATGTAGCACTAACATTATCTCCATCTAAATGATCACCTAAGTTAAAAGACCTTTTAAATGATGAATGTTTTAACTCTCTGGTTATACATTTAGCACCTTCATCTTCAACTCCGTGTTTATCACCTGAGATAGTTAGTACATCTTCTTCAACTTCTACTGAAACGTTCTTCTTATCCAATCCTGGAATCTCTGCTATGATACCTATTCTATCATCGTACTCATAAACATTTACTTTGGGATAAGAACCTTTGTTGAAAGACACACCAACTTCTTCTTGAAAAGCAGGAAACTGCTTACTCATCATTTGGTCAAATATTTTATCAAAAGGTGTTAAAAATTCATCTCGATTGAAATGCTGTGGGTTTACTATTAATCTATTCATTGTATTCTCCTATGTTAACTTTCGTCTAACACGATTTACCATCCCATTTATTTGGTGATGGTATTCACTATATAGATACAATTACCATACCACGATTTAAAGTATGTCATTATGTCTTATCGTTTTCTTTTAAAAGTGGCGGAAAATCATTTCGAATCCATTTGATATTTTGATAACCCCTTTCTATTACTATTTTATGCACTTCTTTTTTATTTTCTCTGTATAACCAAAACGTAAGTTCACCTACTTCAGGATACTTTGGATGTGTGGCTTTGATTTGATACCATCCTCTAGTGTCAACTTCTGTCATGATTTTTCCAAGTCCATCCAATCACCGAACTCTTCGTATTCTTTAATGGTTTCACTATTAAATTTACGCCGTTTATGTTCTTGTTCGGTCATTACTCTCCATAATGTATTAAATTCTTTTTCACCTATTTGTTTTAAATTCACAAAATATCCGTGTGCTTCTTCTTGAGTATATCTGTTATTTAAATCAACGGCATGAACAATATTATCATTATTATCCACTAACATATATTTCATTATTATTCCTCATTAACTATTTTTATCCTTACTGAATTAATAAAATGGTGGCCGTGTTCATCTGTATATCCACCATAAATAGTTATCGTGTCACCGATAAAATCTTCCCAAACGGCAAATACTATCTTAGCATTACCATCTTCATCACTCATACTTGCTGGATTGACTAAACTAATCCATTCCCCTTGAATTTGATATTGATAGTCGGAATCCCATTGAATATGTTGTGACCAACCGCACTCCGTACTTGCATCTAAAATTGAATATGTTTGAGCTAAATCAGCATTATATTCTAATTCATAAATTCCATTATTTTCAGGTAATGTAGATGTTATTTCTAACCCACAATCACAATCTTCCGATTCTGACATTATTGGGTTGAAATCTGAACACCCTATGGTCAATAAACCAACTATTATCAATAACCTATTCATTACTATTCCTTTTCTTTTATTTCACCAGGGTCAACGTCTTTCATCATCATGATTTTGGTTTTGGTTTCTTCCAACCACCCAATCCATTCATTTAATAAACCAATGATTTTCATTTTATCTACGTCATGATGTTCATTGTCTAAGATTTTATCTACCCATGTCTTTATCATATTTAGATAACCAGATAGCCAAGTTGCTATCTCTGTTCTTTCATTTGACCATATTGAATTTCTGCTCATTTGTTTTCTCTCTTAATAATACGAATAAATTTACTTAAAGTCAAGTAAAATATTTTATTTTTTGTAAATAAAAATAAACTCTAACTGGTAGGATGTGGAACTATTCCAATCGGTTGTGATTGGTGTGTGAGTCTGTGACTCTGAATTTGTGATGATATAATCCATAAAATATTCCTTGTTATAATAAATATTTAACTAATAACCAAAAGTTATAAAGACACTTCTATGCCAATTTTACCTTTATAAAACGCTTTACCTTGTAATTTGGATACCTCACCTACATTATACAACCTAACCTT